CGCGAAGCGTTCGATGCCGTACTGCTTGTGGGCGACCGACTCAAAGACGAAGCCGCCCGCGAGGCGGGCATCGAGGTCGATGTCTGGGTGGACGATTCGCCGCAGTTTGTGCGAGCCGCCGAGTCACGTGCCGAGCCGGGCAGCGTCGCAGAGGGTGACTTCGTTTCGTGGGGCTCTTCGGGCGGTCGTGCTCGCGGGCGGATCGACCATGTGATGGACTACGGCACGCTGGACATCCCCGGCACCGACTTCACGATCGACGCGACCGAGGAAGACCCGGCCGCCCTCATCACGGTCTACGAAGAGGTGAGCGGCGGGTGGCGGGCGACCGAGACGCAAGTTGGGCACAAGGTTTCGACGCTCACGAAGATCGACCCGCTGCCCGAGCCGCCGCCGATTGAGGAGAGCTCCTACGGCAAGCCGAAGCGGAAGGGGCGGAAGCGTGGCTAGGTACGACCACATCGACTTCACGCCCCCGGCTGGCGTGCGGGAGGAAGCGGCGAGGGGGCTCGGGTGGCGAGACGAGTACGGCCGAGGCGGCACGGCAGTCGGCGTTGCCCGAGCGAGAGACCTATCGAACGGAACGAACATCTCGCCCGACACGGCGAAGCGGATGGCGAGCTACTTCGCACGACACGAGGTCGACAAGCAGGGCGAGGGCTGGAGCCCAGGACAAGACGGCTTCCCGAGTGCGGGCCGGATCGCGTGGGCGTTGTGGGGCGGCGATCCGGGGCAAGCGTGGGCGAGCAAACTGACCAATCAGATCGAAGCGGCTGACGAGGAAGGCAGGAGCATCATGGGCAACATCGAACGGCGTTCTCTGGCGATTGACGAGATCGAGTCGGCGGTGCCGCTGCTCGCGGTCGAGAGCCGCAGCGAGGACGGTGCCGAGCGGGAGTGGATCGTGGGCTACGCGGCGAAGTTCGGGGTGAACTCCCTGGAGATCGACGGCGAGTTCATTGAGCGGATCGACCCGAGTGCCTTCGGTATTGTCGCCGAGCGTCGCGGTCGCAAGAGGCCGCTGGAGACGCGAGCCCTTTGGAACCACGACGCGAACTACCCGCTCGCCCGGTACCCTGGCACCCTGCGGATGACCGTGGACGATGTAGGGCTGCGGTATGAGTTCCCCGTGCCCGACACGACCTACGGCCGCGACATCGCCAGCAACATCCGGGCGGGCATCGTCAAGGGCTCGTCATTCAGTTTTACGGTGCCGAGTGACGGTGCTTCATGGAGCGTCGAAGACGGCCGCAGCATCCGAACGATTCAGCGAATCGACTCTCTTCTGGATGTTGGCCCAGTGACCTTCCCGGCGTACCCAGATGCCGACGTGAAGGTGGCGAAGCGTTCCTATGACGCCTTCCGCCAGGAGCGGCGGCAGCACGAGGAAGCCCGCAAGTATCTCGCGGATCGGGCCGCGTTCTACCGCGATGTTCTGAGGCAGCATGGCCGCTAGTGGTGACTCGTGCCCCCGGTGCCGTGGCGGCAAGTATGCCGTCGCGTCGAGTGTTCGCAGCGGCGAGTATCAGACTCGCTATCTGCGGTGCCAGCGGTGCGGCTGCACCGACAAGCAGATCGTGCCGGGCAATGAAGTGCGGCGGAAGTCTTTTACTGCCGACGCACGCTAACTGCATGGTTTCGGGGCGTGGCTCCTAGTTTCGGGATAGGTGACGCGATCGCGTTGCCGCAGACCCGAATACAGGAGCGATCCTCGTGGACAAGATCAAGCAACTGCTCGAAGAGTTGGCCGCCGTCGTTGCCGAGATGGAGGCGATGACCGAGGACGCCCCCGAGGGTGAGGCTCCCGCCGAGCCGATGACCGAAGAGCAGGAGGCTTCGCTCCGCAGCCTGGAGCAGAAGGCCGACAAGCTGAAGGAGCGGATCGAGTTCCTCCAGCGGGTTCAGACCAAGGAGCTTGAGCTCCGCAGCGTTCTGGAGCGTGCCGCTCCCGCCAAGAAGATCGAAGCCACCGAGGAGACCCCCGTCGTGGAGAAGCGAACTGTGTTTGCGGTGCCGAGGGCGTCGCGTCCCCTGCGTGGTTTCAAGAGTGAGGAGCGTGCCTATCGTGCTGGCATGGCGATCCGTGCTGGCCTGTTCAACGATGACGAGGCCCGGCGGTGGTGCATGGATCACGGCGTTGAGAGCCGTGCCCAGGCGGGCGGCATCAACTCGCTCGGCGGTGTGCTGACCAACGACGAGCTCTCCAGCGAGATCATCCGGCTCGTGGAGGAGTTCGGTGCGTTCCCGGCCAACGCCCGCAACGTGACGATGAACAGCGACACGCTGCTCATCGCCCGTCGCACCGGCGGTCTGTCGGCTCGCCCGATCGGCGAGAACGCGGCTCCCACCACTAGCGATGTGACGTTCGACAACGTGCAGTTGGTCGCCAAGCTCTGGGGCGTCGACAACCGCGTGCCGATGTCGCTGATCGAGGACTCGGTGATTTCGCTTGCAGATGCGATGGCCGTTGAGGTCGCCCAGGCTTACAGCGAAGCATTTGACAACGCCGGGTTTATCGGAACCGGGGCGGGGGCCGTTTATCATGGGACGGTCGGTGTGGCTGTCTCCATCAACGATGGCACGCACTCGGCAAGCGTCGTGACGGCTGACACGGGCAACAACAAGTTCGACAACCTCGATCTGTTGGACTACACGAACGTGGTCGCCCGGCTGCCCCTGTACGCTCGGCGGAATGCCAAGTGGTACATCAGCCCGGCGGGCTACGGCTCTTCGATGCTGCGGCTGCTCATGGCTGCCGGCGGCAACAACGGGGCGGATGTGGCCGGCGGCGGCGGGCTCCAGTTTCTTGGATTTCCTGTCGTTTTGACCCACCCCCTTGAGAGCCGGCTCACCGGCACGGGCTCGGCGATCGCCTGCCTGTTCGGCGATCTCTCGCAGGCTTGCACGATGGGCACGCGGCGTGAGGTCACGGTGAAGACCGACTCCAGCCGGTTCATCGAGTTCGACCAGCTTCTGACCTTCGCGACCGCTCGCGTGGCGATGGTCGCCCACGACCTCGGTGACACCAGCAAGGCTGGCCCGATCGTCGCCCTCAAGTTCGCCTCGTGACCTTTGACCCTCTAGGAGACTCCAGAACGTGAACCATCTCGAATCCACCAAGACGGTCGTCGGCACGACGGTGACGAGCTCGGCTGGCACCGCGACCCTGACCATCGACACCTTGGGCTATGACTACGCCTCGGTCGATGTGGTCGTGGCGGTCAGTTCGACTGCCGGGCATACGGCGGCGTCGATTCTGAACGTGCTGACGCTCTCGCAGGGCGACACCAACACGGCGGGCTCGTCGGTCTACACCGTGGAGGTGCCCGCCGCGAGCGTGGCCGTGACGAACCAGCCCAGCGTGGTGCGGCTCGATGTCGACATGCGGGGCAAGAGCCGGTACCTGAAGATCGACGCGACCCCGGCCCAGAGCCTTGCGACCACGATCGTGGGTCGGCTCGGCAAGGGCGAGATCGCCCCGGAGTCGGCTTCCGCCAAGGGCGTGCTCGCGAAGTACACCGGCTGATCGCTTGACAGCCTCGACACAGTGGATGGCGGGTGCGGCATGAGCCGTGCCCGCCATCTCTGTTTGAGGCCTTCATGATCGTCAGGGTGGGCGGTACGGATGTCGATGTGCGGATCGAGTGCGTGATGAGCGGCCCGCGATTCGGCCCGCTCGCGAATCTGTTCGGCTGGGCTCAAGCTCTCATGCCGCTCGGCATCCGCCCCACGCTCGGGCAGGGGGCTCTCTGGGGGCAAGTCTTGCAGCGGTGCATGGAGCAGTTCGTCGACTCGACCGAATACATCCTCACGACCGACTTCGATTCGTTCTGGGGGCAGCGTGAAGTCTCTGAGCTCGTCGCCCTCGCGATGGCTTTTCAGTGCGACGCTCTCGCCCCGCTGCAAGTGAAACGCGAAGACGGTCGCCCGATGTTCACGTTGCCCGGCACACTAGACAAGCCGCCCGAAGGCGGGGCGACCGAGTTGCCGATGTCGTGGTTCGCGGAGCCTGTGCAGGAAGTCGACAGTGCTCACTTTGGCTGCACGCTGATCTCGACTCGGGCTCTGAAGCGAACGCCGAAGCCGTGGTTCGTGGACGTGCCGAACGACAAGGGCGAGTACGGCGAAGGCCGCACCGACGCTGACATTCACTTCTGGCGGCAGTTCCGCAAGGGCGGCAATCGCGTCTACATCACGCCCCGCGTCTCGATCGGGCACGGCGAGTATGTGTCGGTCTGGCCGGGTCCGGACCTTCAGAAGCC